TGGCGGTCTTTGGCTCTGATCGAGGGCGCCGGGGCACCTGCTGGAGTTCTGGCCCCTGGGTGACTTTTCCACCAGCGGCGGTAAAGGCGGCGACCTTGGCGGCAAGGTCGGCGGCCTTCTCGTTGTTGATTGCTGGTCTAGACATGGTTACACCCTCATCACTTCGCGCACGCCGTGGGAGTTCATCGGGGTCACGATGCCGTCAGTCTCCATGCGCTCGATCATGCGGAACGCGCGGTTGTAGCCGATTTTGAGCTTGCGCTGAACAGCTGAGACCGACGCCCGGCCAGACTCGCGAACAAAGGCGATGGCGTCTTGGTAGAACGGTTCTTCGTCATGCCGGGCTGCGTTGGCGTCTGTCTTTGATGTTGTAGGCGCCGGGCTGTCGCCAATGCCTTGGGGCTGGTCTTCGCCGCCCAGCGCTTCGCACAGTGCCGGGATGAACTGCTGCAGGGTGCCGCCCATGATCGTCAGGCTGGCGTCCAGCTCGCTGGCCATGTCGTCGCCTGCTTGATCGCTGGCTTCATCGATAACCAGGGCATCGAAGCGCAAGCGCTTGATGATCATGCGATCGGTCAGCATGAAGTTGAGCTTTTCGCCCCAGCGCAAATCAAGCTGGGTGACCTGCTTGCCGGAGCTCAGGTGCAGCTGAATCTCGTCGCTGCCCAGATCCTGATGTTTGCAGCGGACTTGCCCGCCGTCTTCGCTGGTGTCGGTGAGCTCGCAGTTGTCGCCGATCTGCAAGGTGGCGGGTGCTTGGTTGTCTTTGACCCACTGGGTCATGCTCACGGCGGGTGGCATCTTCACGTTGATAGGGCGCACGGGCAGGGTGCCTGTGCATTCGCGCAGCAGGCTCAGCAGGTCTTCTGCGCGCTTCCAGGTGCCGGTGTCGACCGCGATCCAACCGTCAGTGGCGCTGATTAGTGCAAAGGTGGTTTGCGTGCGGGTGAAGGCTCGCGGCAGCAGCTGCATGATGATTTCGTCTTTCAGGGTGTCGCGCTCCTTTTTGTACACCTTGCGGGCGTCGCGCTCTTCGATATCGGCGATCTTGGCGTCGAGGGCGTCTTTCACGATGTGGCCTGGCAAAATGCGCTCTTCTTTCTGCATGGCAACCAGCCAGAAGCCGGCGGCGACCTGCACCAGGTTTACAGAGTGGCGCCCGAACGGGGTTGTCCAGCCGAGGGTGTGTGTCTCTTGGCTTGCGCACTCGCGGGCTGGCTTTTGCTGCAGGGCTGCAATGAGCTCATCAAGGGTGAAGGGGACGGCCTGGGTGAAGCGGTACAGCAGGAGGTTTTTGAACCACATGGTTGAACTCCGGTGTGCTGGTATGCGGATTATTGGTCGGCCGGATCGCTCTGGAGCAATTCAAGCTCCAGCCATTCGATGCCGGTGGGGAGTTGGTCGACGGTGGTGAATATCTCTATACCGAGGCGTTTGGCCTCTTCGATTTCATCCAGCGTGCCGACTGAACCACCCCAGCCTGGGCACAGAACGAGGACATCTGAGCGGCGCAGCAACGTCATTGTTGCGTCGAGCCAGAAGTCATCGCCGAGGGAAGGGTATGCACCGTCAAGATGGCCGGTGTTGGCGTGCGGGATGATTGGCGCCCAGCCGCGGCGTGCAGCCAGCAGGCCAACTGTCCGGGCGGCTTGTATGTTCAGCTCGACTGCCTCCCGGTTGGCGCCACGGTATGGGCCGGCAATGTAGGCAACGGGCATTTGTCTGCGCGTCATGGGTGACCTCCGGCCATAGCGCGCTCAAGGCGCGTTTTCTTCTCTTTGGCCATGGCCGGCGTGGTGGCCCACCCGACGATGGCAGCCCCCATGCGGAGGTGGAAAAAGTCACCATTTTGGGGGGAAGAGGGCAGCACGCGGCGCCCGGCCTTTTCAATCACGATGGGCTCTCTTTGCATGGTCACTCCGTTGGTTGTGCATTGCTGAGGGGGTTGCTGAACTCAGGTTGATGCTTGCAGCGTGGCGCAAACGACCAAATACAGGTCGCGACCTTTGCGCCAGGCGTCTTCTTCCCAGCGTTCAGCCTTCTGGAAGTTGTCGAACTCCCGTTGCAAGTGCTGCTGGCACTGCAGCAAGGCTTCGCGATGCTTTTGCAGGTCGTCCGCAAGCTCCTTGATGAGCGTTGCTGCTCGATTGAGGTTGTCGCCAGTGCCAAACATGACGCTGTTCAGTTCCTCTGCGTCGTATTCGAGTGCGGCGATCAGCTCATCACTGCTGCTTTCGGTAGCTGGCTGTGTCATGGGCGTGCTCGATTTTGAAAAAAGAACCCCGCCGAAGCGGGGTTAATAGCCGTAAAGAAACGCAACGATGCAAGGAGCATCTGAAAGGGCTCTCACTATGGCTTTACCGCCCGCAGCTTTGCGGCGAGAAGCCCTTTCAGATGCCCAGCAGATATACCGCTGCTGGGGCCGGTACCAGGTCACGCGGGCGGTGATTGACGATTGATCTCCGCGCCCTGACTGCCGGTGATATTGGCCCCTCCGCCGGCTGGGGTAGTCAGACTGGGTGCTATCGTCTGGGCACGCCTGCGCGTTTCCTTTCTGTGATTTCTTCGCGGTCGATAGTGACGTGGGGTGGTGCGTCGACTCCCAGGCGAACCTGGGTGCCGTTCACTCCGAGCACGGCTACTTCAATTTCTTCGGCGTCGGTTTGGATGATGATTTTCTTACCGATGGTGCGTGTAAGTACGAGCATTTCCTTTCTCCTTGGTTGCTTCCCGATGCCGCCTCAGTGAAGCGGCATGAGGAAAACTGTTGCCTCCGTTGTTCGGCACGGTGGGCTGGCCTGCCTTTCGGCTTTCGGGGGACCTGTGGTCCCGACAGTCGGCCACGTCTTCCTGCCGACACTCAATTTTCCAGATCGACGCTGCACTGGCGGGGTGAGGCATCCCCTGTACCGGATTTGGGCTCCGGCTCGCTGCCCAGGCCGTTGGTGCCGGCTTGGGATTTAAATTAGCAAAACGTAATTTAACGCACAATAGCAAATGCTAAATAATTTTCTCGCACGTAAAGGAAGCCTGCAGAAGTGGACTGGTGGAGGGTCAAGACATCCGTATGGCCAGTTGCTACGATTGGGTGTGTTATTTGCTATTGGTCGAAAGGTGGAGCTGGATGAACATCACGAAGATTGAACAGTACGTGCGGGTCTTGGCGTTGCCCGTCGGCTGCGTCCTGCTGGGCTTGCTCTTCGGCCTGATAGCCGGGGCCGCAAAGGATTCTCCTTATCTGGCCAGTGCCGCGCGCTATCTGGCCGCCATTGGTTTCACGTTGGCGGTAGGTGGGCTTCTCTGGTCGGCTTGGTCTCTGTTCCAGATGGAGCGATGGGAGAACGGCGCCGTTATTGGTACATGCCCGAAATGTGGCGGCGTGGAGAGCAATCTTGATGGGAAATACGGCCCCTACAGTCGGTGCAAAATGTGCGGGGCCAAGAGGGAAGGGTGGTGAGGCGTGGGGTATCCATTTCACGATAATCCGCTGGACGACTATTTGGCGGCAACGTTTTCGCTCAAGGTCGATGAGTTTGGCCTGGAGGGAAAGCTGGCAGAGAAGGGCCTACCTTTCGAAGATCGACAGCTCTTGTTGAAGCAACTGGCTGTGGTGCGTAACCAGCTGGAGCAGTTGAAAGCGGAATGCCCTGTGGGGCCGAGAGATTTTGATGTTTTCCTGAGCGGGCCTGAACTGGCTGTTGAGCGCTTCAAACGAGAGTTTCCGGAGCCAGATCCCTATTTTGACTGTGACCACGCTGATCAGCGGCTCACCAAGCAAACCTTTAATGGTGGCGCGGTGCATGTCGTCTCTCAGTGTCAGGTATGCGGTCGATCACAAGGAGCACGGAGCAAGAACGGTGTCGACCTCACTGCGTTGCCGGAATTTGATACCGAGCTCACTCACAAGGGTAATGATTACCGCTCTTGGTGGGTTGGGGAGACCTACCGCATCTACTATGAAGCGAAGGGTGAGGGTAACGAAATCCCGCCATTTGACTACGCCGCTTTTCGTGACCAATTCGAGCAAGAGTACCCCAGGCCCTGGAATGATGACTGTCCGCATACTGATATCGAAGTTCGGCTTCGGGTTTACAACCCAACTCAGAATGCTGTTGTCCAGCAGTGTCTGGATTGCGGTAAGCATGTGCGGTCGATCAAGAAACCGGCTGGGTGGGAATCCTTGCCGAAATTCGACGCTAGTTTAGAGCCGGCTCTGCGAAAGGCTGGCCAGGAGTGGTCAGACCGTTTGGAGGCTGCCCGCGAGAAAGCTTTCGCTGCTTACAAGCAGGAGGTTTGGGCGGGAATCGGGCGTGGGGAGATTGCGGTCCAGGATAACTCAAAGTTTGGGAACTACTACGAGAGTGAGGAATGGAAACTAACGCGCCTGCGGATGCTGCGACGGGACGATCATCGCTGCCAGTGTTGCGGTGCCGCGGCAGAGTGTGTTCACCATATCGTGTACGACAGGCTGGGGGCAGAGAACGACCTTGATCTGATCTCGCTGTGCAACCAATGCCACGATGCGATCCATCGAGAGCAGCGTCTACTGCACAATCTGTACCGTATGCCACCAGCAGAGATGAGATCGTTCAGATACCGAGAGTGAAGGTTTTGATCTTGGCGTAAAAAAGCCCGCGGGGTGCGGGCTTGTTGCTGGCGTAGAGGCTAGTAAGCAGGAGTTAGCTCTCCCTCTTTAGCAAGCTCAACTATCAGCGGGTTGCACTCGATGACATCTTCTCCTGAGGAAAAAGTCACCTCGACTTTACAGGGCTCCTCGATCACCAGTGGAGAAAACATGAATTGTGCCTGAATGTACTGGTCGGCTGCCCCCCCGGCTAAGTGCTGGCGGCTTTCCTGATACTCCTCGCTAGAGACTTCCATCTCAGCAATGATTTGGCCGGCAGCTTTGACCCTCACGTTAAACCCGTCGAAGGGCTTGTCGCTGGTGGTCTTTGCAGTAACTACTGCGCAGAGCTTGACGCTTGCCGGTAATCTCGACGCCACCATGGTGTCTGAGTAGACCCCCATCAGACTGGTTTTTCCATTGACCTCAGCTCTAATATCGTCGCAATACGTAACGTGAGCGTAGCGGGACATCATCCATGCCTCCATGCGGAACTGATAAGTGATTTCTGAAGCGCTGCGCATATAGTGTTGGGGTCTGTGCGCATTGCGTCGGCGAGCCTCAAAATCGTTGTCAATTGTGGATTGGTCTTTCCGCTCTCGATCTTGGCTATTTGAGCTTGACTTGTCCCTATCATCTCAGCGACCGCGGCCTGAGAGTGGCCTAGTCGTTGCCGAATGCTGCGCATTGTTTCAACGCTCCCACCGTAGAAGCTGTCTGCGATCCACATATCTGCCTTATCGATTGCTTCGGCGTTCATCTGGTCAGACTCGATATCTTCCATGAAAGCTGCAAAGTCGCAGTGATCTTCAGCGATTTTTTGAGCCGCTACGTGGGCATCAGTAACCAGGGTGCGTCGGAAGGTTGGGCGCTCGGCAACGGTGGCAACGCTGTCAGTCATCCAAGTGATCCAGCGCCCGCATGACTCGCTCTGCAACAGGGTGTGATAATTCATAGTTAAATCTCGCATCTCCATCGGCACCATAAGCGGCCTTTTCTACCACTGCCAAGAGGACATACAGTCCTGGCGGTGTGAAGGCGTATATCAATCGGTACGGTAGTCCTTCTGCAAAGTAGCCTCTCAAGCGCCATAGGTTGTACCCTGCGTCTTGAGCTGCTCTCCACATTCCTACGTTGAAGAGGGCGCTTGGTGGTCTCGGGGCATTCGGTCTGCCTCCGTAGGTGGTTTGCGTAAGCCTGTCCAACAGCTCTTGGTCAGCTTGAAGCTGCTGGATAAATCGACCCATCCGAATGGCTGCATCCCTGTCCTCCATCATCATCCGCCTTAAATCGGCGGTCGCATCGTCGTGAACAATGAGGCGGTACACTATATCGACCTCGATATAGCATAGCAAGTTCCCGAAAACGTGCTCACCTTTATATATGAGTGCCGCTGACTGCGGTACTGTGACTTCGGCATAACGCCGATAATCACCTCTTCAGCAAATTGCTCCTTGAAAGGAGGGAATGGACGAGAGCAGGCAACGCCTGAGGTGAAGGTAGTGTGCTCGGATCTCGGCCAAGTGCTACTGCTTCGAGCAAGCGGTCTATCGCAAAGCTGGCCACAGGCGAATAATTCCGGACGCACGCTCACGCTCCATGTGTATACAGGTAGCCGTATCATCTCTGCACAGAAAGCCAAAATCAACACCGCGCTGAGAGGCTGCAGGACCGCCGAGCGTTACCCTCAAACGGGGCCTGCCAGAAGCCGAACATTACCAGTTGCATCCGGATCGTATGTCAGAAAGCGCGGCCTGGATGCCGGTGGTATCAAAGATCGCGGTGATAGGGTTCTCACCGTATGGCGTGACATTGGCTACAAAGCTGGTCTCGGTCAGCATTCGTTTGAGCGTGCCGACCGGCGAGCCAGGGAAGAAGGCAGCCTGATTGTCCGTGGAGTTGGTCCAGCTGGAGGTAACAGCCTGGTCAGACCCTATCCGGTAGGTAGTTCTGGTCGCGTCGAGGCCCAAGAAGGTCTGCCAGTTAATGTACATCTCAGTCCTGTTGTTCGAGCAACGGACCACTAGCGAAACACTATCCCCAAACCGACCTTGACCTGACTCAGCGGTAAGCCCGGCCGTATACACTGACTGGTCGTTAAGTGGGTCGGTCTTGGTGTTCGTCCACCAACTCCCTGAGCCCTCCGGGGTGGTCGCCTGAGCTGAGGGCGCGAGATCATGTCTCTTAGCCATGTCGTCGTAGCAGACAAGTCTTTCCACGACGCTCGATTTCGCAGCGCATGTTGCTACTTCCTGATCTTCGATTGCTGCCACAGCGAACATTGGGGTGAGAGTCGCGAGCGCACTGAGCGCCGCGTAGCGGCAATAGTGACGTTTAACGGTCATAGGCTTTTCCACCAGTCGACATCAAGTACAAGGATTCGGAGTAGGGGAGTCTGAACAAGATTGTGCTCTTGTTCATAACCGCCGCCATCATCATGGCTCGACAAAGGAGACTCACGCCGACTTCAAGACGCTCGCACATGGCGTCGGCGCTGTCGATGAATTCGGTTTTGTTAAGCCTGAGCATTATGACGGTGCGGCCCTCTGGTACCGCACCAATTGGCGCTACGACGAAAATAGTGATCTGTGAATAGATGATCACCGCAAGGGCTATGAGTCCGGCGATACTGGCAATCCATTTGCGCATATCGGTTCCCTTTCAAGTAATGGTTAGAGGCGCTTTGCGTTCCAAGCTAGCAGCACGCGACCGAGTACCTCGAACTGTTCCAACTCACCGTTCTTGATTTCGTAGGGCTTGTACTTCTCGTTGTCGGATAGCATCAGCAGTACGCCATCCGGCCGGCGCTGAAGGCGCTTGATGTACAGCTCACCTTTGAGGGAGAGGACGTAGACGGCATCAATCTTGATTTCAGTGATGCCTCGGTCAACCAGCAGCAGGTCTCCGTCGCTGAAGGTGCCTTCCATCGAGTCGCCGTAGCCAGTGATCACAGCCAGGTTGGATGGAGCGGTGGCGTTGACGTTGCGCCGTAACCAGCCCGTGCTGACGCGCATTCGGTCAATCACGTCCTCGTAGTCTTCTGGTCGGGTCAGCCCATTGCCCATTGAGCCGGCGACGTTGAGTCGTGGGATGTCGACCATCCCGACCTTCTTGCTGGAGAAATCAGCAGCGATCACGTTGCTCTCCTGTCCTTGGCGGACTGCTGGTTCGCCCTCAACGTCCTCCATGCTTGGATGCAGGAAGGTTCCCTCAGGCAGTCCGATTTTCATTTCCATTGTCCGCGCAGCTTTCTCGCCCATTCCGCGATGCCCATTGAGGATCTGCGAGAGGTACGACGCATCAAGGTCGTATTGCTCTGCGAAATCCTTGGTTCTCATGTCGCCAATGAGTCTGGCGAGCGTGCGCTTGCGGCGCTCTTTCATTTCCATGCCCCGATATTGCCCGCCAGTTAGCAAACGGTAAATTGCATTTTGCTATTGCTGGCGGCATTAGCAAACGCTAATCTGTGCGCATACAGGAGGACACCCGAATGCGCACAAAGCACACCGAGCTGCTTGATTGGCTCAAATACGCGAACGATGAAGCCGTGTCGGCAACTGGCACGACTCGGGGACATCTTCGGCAGATCGCTTATGGCTATCGCCCTGCGTCTCCTGAGGTGGCCGCCCGCCTTGAGGTAGCCACAGAGGGGCGCATCACCCGTAAACAACTTCGTCCTGCCGACTGGAATGTGATTTGGCCCGAACTTGTTGCCGCCTGACCACGCTTTTATGGTGCCGGGCACGGCGCCAGGGGAAAACTAGACGATGAAAACGCCGATTCTAGACAGCCGCCGGGCGGTGATGATCGCGGTCGCCAATGGTTACCAGGGCGGTCGGGAGTGTGCAGCAGCGCGGCTGGGAATACCGCTGAAGCGGCTGGAGAACCAGATCTACGGAACAGCCGGCGTCCGGCCGCTGGACGACACCGAAATCAGCGTGCTGGAGCAGGAAGAGGGCACTACTCACTTGCCGGACTTTATCTGTGCTCTCTATGGCGGCGTGTTTGTGCCGCTGCCTGACCGGGAAGCAAGTCACGCCGATCTGTATGACCTCTCGTTTGCCACGAGTACAGCGCGCGGCACTGTGGATCTGCTGATTCGCAAAGCTCTGGCTGACGGTGAGATTGACGCCAATGAGGCGGCAGAGATTCGTGCGGTTCACGCCAAGCACCTGGCTGCACGGCACGCGGAAGTTGATGCCGTGATTGTGGCCCACCAGCGGCAGGCTTGAGATGCCGTCATTCCAGATCAACGACGACGAGTGGGGGGCTTTCTATGGGGAGAGCTCTGACCTCTTTCGCGTCTACTGCGCCATACGACGGTATATGAACTACCGAACGGGCGTGTCAGGCCTTGAGCGGCGAATTAGTGAGCAGATGCTTTCTGAGACGCTGTACATCGAGCCGTTGAGAGGTCGCCACAAGTCTGGATCACCAACCCGCCAGCATGTGCGTTCGTTGCTTTCCAGGCTGATCACCAAGGGAGTCATGGTCCCCGTTGGGCCGATGGTTTACGAGCTGCCGCTCGCCAGTAGGGATCGTGCGTCCAAACCATCAGCAACCAATGAGCAACCAGATCAGCAACCAGACCAGCAACCGATCAGCAACCACGACGAACCCAGCAATGGTGCGGGTTGTAGCGCTGACGAAAGCCAATCAGCAACCGGATCAGAATCAGCCGACCTCACGATCAGCAACCTACCTCCGGATACCGGAAATACACCACCACCATCAGCGCGCGCGCGCAATCGATTCGCCATGTATCCCGAGTGGCAACCCAACACCAACACCTTCAAGGCTGTTTTGCACATGAACGGCCTGACCAATGTGACGCTCGATGCAGATGTTCTGCTTGAGTTCCGGTCCTTCTGGACCGCGTCACCTGACGAGCACCGCACGCAGGCGAAATGGGAGCACGCACTTGCTCAGCGCCTGAAGGAGAACTACCGCAATGGCCAGTCCCAGAACCTCAAGCCCGCAGGCGGGCAGCGCCTTGGCAGAAAAGGCGCTGGCTCAGCCGTCGACCGCGTCAAGAGCAACATCGCCAGCCGACAAGCAGCAGAAGCTGGCGCAGGCCCTACTGGACAAGCTCTGGCTGAAGATGACGGAAATGTATGGGACGCGCTGGACGGGGAGTGTCGGCGATTGCCCTGATCAGGACCATGCGTGGTCGACCGTGTTGGGCGGCCTGAGCGGCCGGGAGATTGCCAATGGGCTGAACGTCTTGGTTGAGCGTGGGCTGGAGTGGCCGCCATCAGCTCCAGAGTTCCGTCGTATGTGTCTGCACATCCCCGGTTTGCCATCGGCCGTCGAAGCGTGGGCCCAGGCCTTGAGCGGGAACTACACCCACGATGCGGTCGAGGTTGCAGCAAAGCTGACCGGCACGTTCGAGCTTCGCAAGGCCCGGTTGTGCGATCGCCATCTGCAGCAGCAGTTCGATCGCAACTTTGCGATTGTCTGTCAGCGTCTGCGTAAGGGCGAGCCATTGGACGGCGAGGTGCTGGCCGGGATTGGCCACGATAGCCAGAAGTCGGTAGCCGAGATGTCGGACGAGTACAACGAGCAGCTGCTTCGCCAGCGCATTGAGCAGCAAGGCATCCCGGCTGATCCGTCTGTTGCTCGGATGGCAATGCTGGCTTCGCTCGGCATCAAGCGTGATGCTGAAGCAGGTCATTGCTGACTGCGTGGACCGATTTGGCGCACACAGGTTACTGGAGGTTTACGTTGGCTGAGGCGAGGCTTATGCGCACTGTTGGGGATGTGGTCACCTGGTGGCTTTCGCGGATCGAGGCGGACAGGACCAAGTCTGTGTCGTACCAACGCAGCATGCGCAGCCTGATGCGTAAGCACGTTATCCCGGCGATTGGGAAGGTGCGTATTGGCAAGGTAACCCGGGTGCTGATGGATGATCAGCTGGTATTCCCGCTGCATGGGGTGCTGAAGCCGCGGACCATCCAGAAGGCGTTGCAAGGGCTTGGTCAGGCGTTTCGGATGGCCGAGCGGCAGGGGCGCATTGATGCCAACCCGCTGGCTGGTACGACCTTCCGTGATTTCTACAAGGGCAAGCTGCCGCCCAAGCCGGCTCAGCTGTCACGCATTGACCTGCCGCACCTGGTGGAGCTGCTGGTGCGGGCGTTCACCGATGACCCTGCCAAAGCGATGCTGCCGCTGATGATGCTGGCCCACGGCACGCGGATAACCGAGACGCTGCTGGCGGAGTGGGGGCATGTATCGCTGGACCAGCGTATGTGGGTGATCCCGGCGAGCAACACGAAGAGCAAGCGTGAGCACTTGCTACCTGTGACTCCGCAGGCCCTGGCCCTGCTGCAGCGGTACCGGGAGGCGCTGCCGAGCGCGCGCAAAGCTACCTGGATGTTCGCGGTGCGCGGTGGTGGGCCTATGTCGCCGTCGAGCGGGCATGCGCTGCTGCGTGGGATCAGCAACCGGGCGTGGACGAGCCACGACCTACGCAAGCTGATGCGTGACAGCCTGTCGGACATTGGCATTGACCATGCGGTAGCCGAACGCCTGCTGAACCATTCGCTTGGGGTGACCGTGGAAACCTATCTGACCCGGGATGATTTGGCGCGGCGCCGGGAGGCGTTGGAGCGGTGGCACGCACGGCTGGATGAACTGGGATTTGCTGACGCACATGGTGCAAAAGTAGCTGTTCCTGCATTTCTGCAAAACCCGGCTAGCCCAGTAATGGCGGGCGATTCAGCCGAAAGCTGCATTTCTACAGGTAGAGGATGAAGTTTTGCGTAGAACGACTGTGAAAGGTGCCGGTGCGCGGTCGTCGGGATGCCGGCCTGCAGCGAATGCCAAGAGCCGAATGCAGGCCTTGGGGCGGCTCAAACAGGGTCAGAAAAACAAGACCGAAACCGCGTATGGGCATCACCTGCAGCTGCTGCTGACGGCAGGGGAGATCCTTTGGTATCGGTTTGAGGGCATCAAGCTACGCCTGGCAGACAAGACGTTTTACACGGCGGATTACAACGTGATGCGCGCCGATGGGTTGCTGGAGATACATGAGGTGAAAGGCGTTTGGACCGACGACGCCCGGGTGAAGATCAAGGTTGCCGCAGATCAGTACCCGTTTCGGTTCATCGCAGTGAAGAAGTCGAAGGGCGGCTGGGAGTATGAGTATTTTGACTGAGCAAGTGGATTGGCAGCCTGTTGCCTGGGTGACACCGGATGGCTACCGCAAGGAGGTTTCGCCTATGGCTGGCGGGGCCTCGTTCATTGTCACCAGCCCGGACAACGGTGCGATGTTTGTGAGTCCAGACGCTGGCGAGCTGGACGCCTGCGTAACAAAGCACCGGGAGCAGGGCTGATGACGCAAGGCAATGGATTCCTGCAGCCCTGCGAGGTGTGCGTGGGTCAGGGTACGACGCGGGGCGTGTTCTTTGATCTGGATTGCACGCGCTGCGATGGCATTGGCTGGCTTGATGGAGGCCAGCCAGCTACCGCGCAGCAGGTTGGGCGCTTGCTGACTGTGGCATTACAGCGTACAGGCCTGTTGGAGCAGGCATTGATCCGCCGCGGGCATGTGCTGGGACCGGAGCGTGATTATCAGGACCATCCGCGTGATGGGGTTGGCGGCCACCGTACCGGTGACTGAGCTGGGCATTGAACGTCTTGGGTTGCAGAACAAAAGGGGACCATACAATGGCACATGATGATCGGCGGACGAGCTCCAACCTCATTCTGGAAGCTGCTGAAGAGCTGCATAACTTGGAACAGCTGGTTACCCGTGACTCTTTGGCGCAGCACACCGGCCTGAAGCCTGGGATCATTGATGATCGGCTGAAGGTGCTGGTTGGCGATGGGCGGCTGGTGCGCGTTGAGCGTGGCGTGTACATGCCACTGGCCCCCCATAAGCCGGCGCGGCAGATAAGCCACACCGAATTGCCCGACGGCACCGTTGTGCTGGACATTGGCGATGAGGTGATGCATTTGACCCCGAAGGAGGCCAGGACACTCGGTGCAATGCTGGGTGCCCGGGCGCTGCAGGCGACCCAGATTGAACTGGGCAACCAAGCCGGAGTGATGGTCACCGAGCTGGCTGCAAAAATCCGCCGTCTTGAGCGTGAAGTACGTGGGTTGCGGTCTGAGCTGAAAGGTGACAATGGAATGCAGCTCGGTTTGGACATTCAAGGCCAGTCCTGCAGGGTGGCTGACCCCTTGTAGAGTTCGACCCGTCACTGCATGCCGGGAACACTCCCCGGCATGGCCAAGACTCCCCCAAGCGGTAAAGCCGCAACCAGCAAGAAGAAGGCACCAGCAGCAAGCAGGGCTGGTGCAAAGCCGCGCGCGCGGAAGAAGGGACGGCCCAGCGCTTATACCAACGCCTTGGCTTTATCGATATGCACGGGCATTGCAGAAGGGCTGAGCCTGCGCAGCATCTGCAAGAGCGAAACGATGCCTGCGCTGGGTACTGTGATGCGGTGGCTGGCTGACGACTCTAATGCCGAATTTCGAGAGCAATACGCGCGCGCGCGCGAGGCTCAGGCCGACAAGTTGGCCGAAGAGATACTTCAGATTGCAGATGACGGCAGTAATGACACCTATCAGGACGAAGACGGAAACTCGTTCATCGACCACGACCACATTGCCCGCAGCCGGCTGAGAGTCGACGCGCGGAAGTGGCTGGCCAGCAAGATGGCCCCCAAGCGTTACGGCGATAAGGTGACGCAGGAGCACACCGGTGCAAATGGTGGTGCGATCGAGGTGCACAGCAGGGTCACGTTTGTACGGCCCCCTGAGCGGAAGGACGATGAGGAATGACGGCCTTCGTCCAACCGCTTGAGCTGAACCTGACCCTGCCATTCAAGCTGGCCCCGCTTTACGAGCCGTGCCGCTACAAGGTGATGCACGGCGGCCGTGGTGGCGGTAAGTCACATGGTGTTGCCCAGGTGCTGCTCGATATGGGCGCCCGCAAGCCGCTGCGCATTCTGTGTGCGCGCGAGATTCAGAAGTCGATGCGTGACTCGGTGCACCGGCTGCTCAAGGACTACATCATCAAGCTGGGCCTGACCGAGTTCTACGAGGTGCTGGACACCGAGATTCGTGGCGCGAACGGCACGCTGTTCCTGTTCACGGGCCTGCAGTCGCACACGGTCGACTCGATCAAGTCGTTTGAGGGCGTTGACGTTGTATGGGTCGAAGAGGCTCACGGCGTCAGCAAGAAGTCGTGGGACGTGCTCACCCCGACGATCCGGAAAGACGGCAGTGAAATCTGGCTGACCCTGAACCCGGATATGGACACGGACGAGACCTACGTCCGGTTCATTGAGTCCGCGAGCGATGACACCTGGGTTTGCGAAATCAACTGGCGTGACAACCCATGGTTCCCGGAGGTTCTTAACCAGGAGCGCTTGAAGGCCAAGCGCACCATGAGCAAAGAGGACTATGAGCACATCTGGGAAGGCAAGCCGCGCACCGTGGCCGCCGGTGCGATCTACCGGCACGAACTTGAGGCGCTGCTGGCTGACAAGCGTATTCAGCGCGTGCCATACGACCCGACCTTGCCTGTGCACACCGTCTGGGATCTGGGCTGGAACGATGCGATGACGATTGGCTTTGTGCAGCGTGGCCCGCAGGACATCCGCATCATCGACTACATCGAGGACAGCCACCGAACATTGGACTGGTACGTTGCCGAGATGGAAAAGCGCCCCTTCCGATGGGGTACGGACTATCTGCCGCACGACGGTCGTACCCGCAACTTTCAGACCGGCAAGAGCACCGAAGATCTGCTGCGCGAAATGGGCCGCAACCCCTATGTGCTGGCACAGACCAGTGTTGAGGAAGGCATCAAGGCTGTGCGCATGATCTTCCCCAGGTGCTACTTCGATAAGGACAAGACCGGCAGGTTGGTTGAGTGCCTGAAACGCTATCGCCGCGCATTACACACCCAGACGAACGAGCCAATGGGCCCGTTGCATGACGAGTACAGCCACGGCGCCGATATGTTCCGTTACGTTGGCCAGGCCGTCGCGATCATGCCCAGCACGATGGAACCCAGTTACGAAGAGCCAGAGGCGCCTGATTGGCGCACATGAGGACCACCATGGATACCCAGCACGAATATGATCCCCTGCAGTGTTCCGGCCCGATGACGCTGGATGAATACACCACGATCATGGAAGAGATTGAAGAGCAGCCGCACTGGCGGACGATCGCCGACAAAGAAATGGATTATGCCGACGGCAACCAGCTGGATTCAGAACTGCTTAAACGCCAGCGGGCACTGGGCATCCCGCCTGCGGTGGAGGACCTGGTAGGCCCCGCGCTGCTGTCGATTCAGGGATACGAGACCAGAACCCGCACTGATTGGCGGGTAACCCCTGACGGTGACCCGGGCGGCCAGGACGTTGCCGATGCGATCAACTACAGGCTGAACCAAGCAGAACGACACTCGAAGGCAGACCGTGCCTGCTCGGACGCATTCCGGCCCCAGATCGCCGTGGGGCTCGGCTGGGTTGAGGTGAGCCGCGAGAGCGACCCGTTTAAGTACCCGTACCGCTGCAGTGGTGTGCACCGCAACGAGATTCACTGGGATATGCAGGCCCTTGAGGATGACTTGTCGGATGCGCGATGGCTGCGCCGGCAGCGTTGGCTGGAGCCAGGACGTATTGCCAGCCGATTCCCCGACCACAAGCAGCTGATCATGGCCCTGGGCACGCATGGCGCTGATTGGTGGGCGCAGCAGGCGCTTGAGGGCGGCGACGGTGGTACCAGCACTGGGCTGGAAAATACCTGGGCTGATGGGCGTGCATGGACTATCGCTGAAGAGCGCTGGTACAACCCGACGACCCGCAAGGTTTGCCTGGCGGAGCTCTGGTATCGCCGCTGGGAAGAGGTGCTGGTGATGCGAGCGCCGGATGGCCGCGTTGTTGAGTACGACGAAAACAACCTCAAGCACCAGGTGGCCGTTGCATCGAACAGCGTGGAGTATTTCTTTGCGGTGGTGGCCCGGGTGTTTCGTTCCTATTGGCTTGGGCCCCACAAGCTGTATGAGGGCAAATCACCCTACACCCATCGTCACTTCCCGTATGTGCCGTTCTTTGGTTTCCGTGAGGACGGCACAAGAATCCCGTATGGGTATGTTCGTGGAATGATCTACCCGCAGGACAGTTTGAACAGTGGGATCAGTAAGCTGCGCTGGGGGATGTCCGCAGTGCGCACTGAGCGAACCAAGGGCGCTGTTGATATGACCGACGCGCAGTTCCGCTCGCAGATCGGCAGGGTGGACGCGGACATTGTTCTGAATGCTGAGCACATGGCGCGTAACGGGGCACGGTTCGAGGTTAAGCGGGACTTTGCATTGAATGAACAGCAGTTCCAGCTGATGCAGGACAACCGCAGCTCGATTCAGCGTGTCAGCGCCGTTACTGCCGGGTTTATGGGCAAGGAGGGCACCGCGCGCTCTGGTGTGCAGGAGGCGACACAGGTCGAGCAGTCGAACCAGGCACTGGGCCGCATGATGGACAACTTCCGCGCGGCACGGTCTATGGTCGGCGAGCTGCTGACCGCCATGATTGTGGAAGATATGGGCGAGAAGCAGCAAAACATCATCATTGAAGGCGACGCGGTGCGTGCTGATCGTGTGGTGGTGCTGAACAGGCCAGAGCGCGATGAGGCCGGGTATACCTACCTGTCGAATGACCTGCAGCGCACTCGCCTGAAGGTGTCGCTTGAGGATGTGCCCAGCACCAACAGCTACCGAGCCCAGCAGCTGTCCGCACTGTCGGAAACCGCCAAGAGCCTGCCGGAGAACTACCAGGCTGCGATTGTGCCGTTCTTGGTGTCGCTCATGGACGTGCCATTCAAGAAGGACGTGGTCGAGGCGATCCAGGCAGCTGGCGAGCAGGCTACCCCAGAGCAGATCGAGGCGCGCATTGCCGAGGCGGTCAAGCAGGCGCTTGCAAACAGCAATGCAGAGCTGAAAATGCGCGAGCTGGACATCAAGGAAGGCAAAACCGATGCGGAAATCGAGAAGATCCGGCGCGAGGCGGTGCTTATCGGCGTGCAGGCGGCATACAGCGCGATGCAAAGCGGGGCTCAGATTGCCCAGATGCCGCAGATCGCGCCTGTGGCTGATGCGGTTATGCAGTCCGCCGGATACCAGGCGCCAACGCCGGCCGGTGATGACCCGAATTTCCCGACCGCTGACGAAACTGCGGCAGTGCAGATGAAGGATCCTTACGTTCAGGGTGAGGGCAGGCCGGATGTGCAGGGAAACACCAGCCCTCAGTTCCCACCAGTTGCACAGCAGGCTGGCAGCGGCATGGATGGCATCGAAACGCAGAGGACTACCGACAACCTGCCGTGACCCCCTGTAGGGTTAGCGCCTGCCGCGCTCGGCCCGGACACTGCCGCCATAGCAACCCTGTGGCGGTAGGTTCGTGGATATCAAGCGCAGAAACACATTCACCGGCAGCAACAACATTGCAAAGGCCGAGCGGCTGCCGGAAGGCGCCGTTGTTGAGGCGATCAATGTCGACTTTACTGCTGGCGGCAAGGCTGAGTTGCGGGCTGGCTTTGAGCCGGTGCGCGAAGAGGCCGATACGCGCGCGGTGTTTGAGATGGGCGGTGATGCCCTGGCGCTAATTGTTGCTGACCAGCTGATCAAGGTCACGCCGGTTGGTGAAACCCTGCTGGGTGCGGTTGCCGATGGCCCGGTCGCGGGGGTATGGCATGTGGGCGAGCTGTTCCTGAACACGGTCAACGACAGTGTGCGTATCGGCGAAAGCCGGCGCGCGTGGTCGGTGCCTGCGCCGGCGTTCGATGTCTCGCTTGAAGCTGGGTATATGCAGCCCGGCGTCTACAAGGTGGCGGTGACCGCGGTGGACGGCGGTATCGAGTCTGGCTGTCAGCCTGCCATTGTCAGTGTCGGTGAGGGGCAGGCGATCCGCGTCGTCGTCGGCGATGACCGCGAGTGCCGCCTGTACTGCAGCCAGCCCAACGGCCTGACCCTGTATCACCAGGGTATCGCCTACGGCACCAACAAGATCCCGGCCAACATTCTCGACGACTCGGCACGACTGGAGACAGCGGGGCTATACAGCCTGCCGTTCTGCTCGATGCTGATCAGTCATCAGGCGCTGATCGTCGGCGCCCAGGGCAAGTTTCTGTACCACACGCACCCTATGTGGCCGCACCTGCACAACCCCGAATCTGACTACATCCCGTTCCCGGCGCCCGTCACGCTGCTGGCCAGCGTTGAGGGCGGGATTTTCGTGTGCGCGGACAAGACCTATTTCATCACCGGTCTGGGCGGACCTGACATGACCAGCCGCACGGTGCTGGAGTTCGGCGGCATCGCTGGTACTGAGCTGACGTTGCCTGACGGCTCTGTGGCGTGGTTCAGCCGCTACGGCCAAGTGATTGGCCGTGCTGATGGAAGCGTTGAGCTACCGAACCGACAAAGCTATGCACCCCTGACCGCGCCACGGGGCGCCGCTGGGTTGCTGGAGCACAACGGCAACCAGATGGTTGTCACCACCATGCAAGGCGGGGTCAGCGGCTCTGGCCTGCGCTCGGCTGACCATATCGACCTGGAGGTTATCCAATGAAAGCAGGCGTAGGCATCAACGGCTTCGTCTGGGACTTCAGCATCCTTGACGCTGCTGGCCAGCCCATTGAGCGTGAGCAGAAGCACAACCTGATCCCGGCAGAAGGCCTGGCGTTTCTGCTGCTTGCGCCGTTTGGCGATATGTCGCCGATCAGCAGTTTCTACATCGGCCTGTTCACCGGTAACTACTCGCCGACCAACTCGACCAAGGCGACTGACATCCCGATCAATATGGGTGAGTTCACCGGCTACACCCAGGCAACACGCCCTGTTTGGACGCGCACTTTCAACGGCGCGGATGCCTACCACAACGACGGCAACAAGGCGCAGTTCACATTCCAGCAGAACGCCACGATTCTGGGCGCGTTTCTCGTCTCGGAGAGCACCAAGGGCAGCGGCAGTGGCCGAATCCTGTCGTGTGTGCGCTTTGCCTCACCCAAGCCGGTGGAGGCTGGCCAAACGTCCGAGGCGGCCGCGTCTCTGACCTACATTCCCGTCGATTCGATCTGAGGGCCCTGACATGGCAGCCAGCAAGCACGGCAGCGAGCAGTACATCAAGCACTTCTACACCGGCGACGCTGTGGCCGCGCGCCCGAACAGTTGGGTGATCGCGCTGCACGCCGGTAACCCGGGCACCGGTGATGCCAACGAGGTGGTGGACGGCAATTATGCGCGGCAGGCCGTTACCTTCGCTGCGTCTGATCAGGGGGCTTTCTGGGAGGGCGCAAGCACCGCAGACGTGGTGTTCCCTGCGGCTTCTGCAGCCGCGGACTACACCGCTACCCACTACACAATTCGCGACGGTGCATCTGGTGAGTGCTTGGCCATTGCTGCGTTGCCGGTACCGATTCCGGTCGTCGAAGGGGGCATCATTTCCATGCCCGCCGGGATGATCAAAGTGCGAGGTGTTTGATATGGCTTTCAAATTTTCGACCGAGCTGCGCCGGCAGCAGGCGGTAAGCGGTTCACTCAAGAGCATTCTGGATGGGTGTGTTGCTCGCTTCTACTCTGGGCCTGTGCCGGCGTCCTCTGATTCGGCGCTGTCTGGCAACACATTGCTACTGGAGCTGAAGACGAGTGTAGGCGGCAACTTGACGTTTGAAGCCAACGCGGAAGGCGCGACCTTGAAGAAGGCGCTCAGCGAGATTTGGACTGGTGACGCCGTCGCTGGTGGGACCATGACCTTCATGCGTCTCGAAAAGCCAGGCGACACTGGCTCAGGCGGAACTGAGTCGGTTCGGGTTCAAGCCACGGTTGGCGGGCCTGATGCGGATATCGTCGTCAGCACGACCCTCATTGAGCTGGGCGAGACCCGTGTTCTCGAGTACTTCGCCATTGCCCTGATCGAGTACGTCTGAGAATGGCTAACCGACTGCAAAAGCAGCCGGTTCTCACATATGTGCCGGCGGTGTCGGCCATTCCGGCGAGGCCCGCGTTCTGGGAGATGACATTGCTGATATCCGGCTATGAACGCAGCTCGGGTGGTGGCCCGTTTTTCGTGTCCGCGATCGGTACTGACGTCAATATGGATTTTGGCGGCGGCAATGTGACGCCTGTTTACGAGACCCGCTATGACCAGTACGGGCAGCCGGTAAAGCAACTGATCGGGTGGATGGTTGATATGTCTAGGCCTTCCAGCCGCATACCGACCTACCAAGAGGTGCAAGTCTGTTATCCGGCGAGAGCAGCTGTCCCTGGCATCCCTGGACGGGTTGATATCCATGAGAATAACGGTTGGAACGGTGGCGCACGGAGCATCAAGCCGGTGCCGGCCGGCAGCTACTTTCAGGTGCGTCTGCCCCTGACGTCTTACGGTGTATCTGTCGGGTTGTCTGATGGTGCCTTTGACCATAGCTATGGCCACGCTTCGCACGCACTGGTTGCCAGGCCGTCGGGTATCACCCCAGTGGAGCATGGCCGTGATGTTGCCGCCGAGCAGCCAGTGGGGGCTGTTGTTCGCTTGGTTCGCCGCGAAGGCGGTGTTCGGATGCTTGTTGATGACGTTGTCGTTTATGACTCCGCGGTACCGGTAACAGGCAAGGCCTACGGTGATGTGACGCTTTACTCAATGGTCGATTTTGTGGACGAACCCATTATTGGGGCGTACCACGAAACTGGCGGCACTGCCGAGCTACCCGTTGTGACTGCTTTTGCCGAGGATGCCGGGGGCGTGGCGCAGGTGGCGCTGGATTCCCTGGCTTTGGCCCAACTGAATGGTCAGGCGCTGACAGGCAGCATTTGTTCTTTGCAGGCGAAGTCCGAGGCAGCCGCCCATGCGGTCTATGCCGTGGGCACAACCTCTGTCTTTAACGCGGTAGCTGAGTCGACAGGCTTTGTTTACGTCGACGGGGACGGGCTGGTCTCCGGGGGCGTCAATGCCTACGGATATGGAGCCCTAGGGGCCGGCGGTATGGGCATGATGGGCATCACTGCTACCGCTAAGCCGATGTTTGGCCGTGGGAAACTGCCGCCAGCACAAGGCCTGGGGCGCCTTAATCGGGAAGAGGCCCTGCCTACCCAAGGGCTGGGCGTCTTTCCTGCCGGCAGCGGGGTTGGCCGCTTGAAGGTACTGCGTCGTATGCAGGGCGCCGGGTCAGCTGGATGCGCAGGCAAAGGCTCGGAACGCTTTGTGATGGGCGGGGTAGCGCCTGCTGCAACCAGCTACCAGGGCACCAACTGGTGGCAATACATGCCGTCGTGGATGATGGACGCAGGGCGGGTAGTAGTCGCTCATGACCAGATCATCCTGCAGGGCGGCGCACTATTTGTTGTGGCTGAGTCGTTGCGGGTGGGCGAGTTCGTTGACGTGTTCCTCGTCGTCAACTTTGAGATTGAGGAGTTTGTTGGCGTTCACGCCGATGTGCCGCTGTCGTACATCGTGCAAATGGCTATCGAAGAGCGTCTGCGCGTAAGCGGTAGCGCCGCAGATGCCCGGCGCGAGGCGCTGCAGTATGCGGTGAACGCGGTTACAGGTGCCCTGAGTGAATACCGCAACTTCGGCTTCAAGCAGTTCGCCCGTATGGGCGGCGAAACCTATGCCATTACCGATGCCGGCCTTTATCGCCTGGGTGCCGAGGGCGACGACGGCCAGACCATCGATGCGATGATCGACTTTGGCGCTTCGGACTTCGGTACGGCACGTAGCAAGCGGATCAACAGCGTGTACGCAGGGATTGCTACCGATGGTGAAGTGTATCTGCGGGTGACCGGTGACGACGGTAAGGAGGCGATCTACAAGGCCGTTGGCGATGGTGTTGAGCGGCGTGCACGCACCGCCAAGGGCGTCACGGCTCGTCACTGGCGGTTGCGCCTGGAGCTGGTCGATGCTGCCTATGCGGATCTGGACAATGTCGAGATTGAAGTTGGTGTGAGTCAGCGTCGACTGAGGCCGGGAAGATGAGGTGCTCACTGCGAAGCGACTCAATCGGCGGTGCGCGGCTGCTGAAGCGAGCCAAGGCCTTGGCGCTGTCTATCCAGCTGAGTGTGGGCGTGCGCCGTGAAATACTGGATGGCTACATCGTTGAGGGGCGCCGAGTAGGGGAGAACCGGAAAGCGACGGTGATTGACCCTGTAGGGCGTTTGTTCGTGTTTGGCCCCAATCCTGTTGCTGGTGATAGAGGGGCGCAGGAGTTCTATGGCTACGAAGGCGCGTTTTTTGGTTACCAGTCCAAGCCGCAAGCGGGTGACCCACGTCATGGGCTGCAGGGCGTCTTTGTTGCGGTAGCGCGGGATCGTCTTCACTGGGCATCTGCGGGTTTGCCACCGTTGGAGTCTGAGGCGTCAGAGCTCCGGGTGTTGCGTCGCGCAAAGATCGGCAATGTCGCGTTGTCGTCAGTGGGCTATGGAGCATATCAGTACGATGACCATGGCATGACAATGCACAATTCGTTGGCCGTCTTCGGTCGAACTGGTTATCGCCCTACCTTCACCAATCAGAACACCTCTGACCTTTACCCCTTCACAACTGAGGAAGTGGATAAGGTGGCTGTGTACACCTTCAATGTCTGCGACCTGCAGTATGCGCAGATGCTGAATGAAGTGGATGTGGCAGCGTTACCGAATGTCGCTGCCCACACTGCAGGACGGCCAGGCTTGGAGTTCGACAGCGAATGGCTCCAAGGGCGCCTGCCTTCTGGCCTGCTCATTGCCTCCGTTATCGATCGGTCTGACCCAGCCTACGAGGGCATCTCATTCTTCACGATGCCGGGCGATACGGTCGGTCAGGGAATCGCGGCTCCATGGGCCGAGGGCGATGTTGTGAGCGCGGTCGACGGCTTGACCTGGAACATCTGCTTCTGGGCAACCACGCCACCATCAACGCCGTTTGACGTTGGCGGTGCTCGCTCACTGTGTGTGATGCGCATGCGCTCTTTCGTTGACGCTGAGGGGAACGATGTCGCGGAGGTGCTGGGTGCGCCACGGGTCTACGACCCGCGCAACTCAAGCGACCCATTGCGCAGACCTTTCTATCTCGACGGGGCCGACGTGATCATCCGCTGGCAGCCCAATGGGTTCAACAGGCCCTGTAAATCCTTTGGCGGCGTCATGACCGTGCCGCACGCCGTTCTTGATGATCAGGAATGGCACTTCGGCACGCTGCTGGTTACCCGTGCGGGCGAGATTGTTGAGCTGCCGCTGGGGCACGATGCCGGCCGCAGTGTGTGCTGGTTTGTTGGGGGTGATGAGGTTGATGGGGTTGTGTACATGGTCAACCCCTTCTTGGCTGGTAACCGCCTGGCGTTGGTATCAGAAACCGGTGAGGTATCCATTGTGGCTCGCCCTGCATGGCGCCTACCGATTGAGAAGACTGTGTCTGATTTTGATCAAAGCACCGACCTGGAACAGCAGCCATTTGCTGAACCGATATTGCGTGGGCTGGCCGCGCATATCGGCGCGGGCTGGATCGGGTTTCCTGTTGCGCCGAGTCTGGCAGAGCGTCATGCCGGGCAGTTTGCGGCCGTGAACATTTACACCGGGGCCTGCGAGCTGCGAGGCCGTATGTGGTCAAGACCCACGAACCCGCTGCGTGACACCGTCATGTGGAGCCGTATCTGTGTGATTCAGCGTGATGACGACGGCAAGGCGGTATTGATCGGTGGTTACAACGAAGGCACCCGAAGCGGTCGCCCGGGAAATGGCAAGCTGGTGATCAGCTTTGATAGCGGGTGGACTTGGGAAACCCTGCATGAGTCTGTGGGCCCGGGCCGCGGCTGCGCGTATGCCGGCAATGGCCTGCATGTACCGAAGGAGGGGCAGCTGTGGCGTTCTTAGGTAGAAACTACGCTCGAATACTCTACGTGGAGCGGGCAAAAACATGGCAGGGGTGGCGTGAGCAGGTCAGCCCTATCAAAAGGGTGGTATCGGACTTCACGACCGGTGAAGTGCTCAATCCGCTACCGGTGATGGATGTTCAGTCGTATCCGCTGGATTTTGAAGACGAGGGCATCACGTACACCACCTCAGACATTGGTGCCGGGGGATCAGCCAACTCGGACGGTATGTGGACCTGGACCAATGCCATTGATCAGGCAGGCCCCAACCACCTGTTCTATGCCCCGCATGGTGGTGCGCTCCGGCATGTTGCCACACTCGCCAACGGCAATATTCGATACTGCGCTGCGCCGGGCCTCACCCTGGTTGCTGATGCGAGAACACTGTTGAGCTACGCGCCCGAGGACCAGTTGGTGGCAGTGCAGGATATGGACCTTGCAACGCTGCCATCACCCAAGGGCGTGACAACCTGGAGCGAGGTTTATGCCAACGACAAGTTGGCGATCGAGAGTGTTGGCATCTTCATTGAGGGAGAACATGCCGGGAAGTACGCGGTGTCGTTCAGCGTGCTCAACGCCGAGGTGGCGAATGCCGTAGTGCTGAGCGACCCGTTCTCGCCAGGCGATGAGATAACCATAAGGCAGGAGCTGTATCAGTACGAGCCGGCTGCTGGGTCAGAGTCCGTGTTTGGGCATCGAGGCGCCGAGTTCGCTCTGGCCTATCCACAGTCCAGCATTATGCTGACACCTTCCTATGCGTGGGTCCCTGTATGAGCCTCATTTTCGTTAAGAACGGCGTCGTGTATCAGACCTTCACCGGGTATGCCAACGCTCACGCCAGCTACTGGCGAGAGTCCTCCTTTGTTGCCTCGGCCGAGGCTGTTGAGGGGGTCACTGTGGTAGCGCCGCCGGACCGCGTGGGTGGCGAAGACTTGCTTGGGCATTTGTCGCCCAACGGCGATGTTGGCGATTCGCCTTGGCGGATTGGCTATTGGGCTCCGCCTCTTCCTGAATTGCGATTTTGGACGGGCCTGCAACGTGCCCGCGAGGTTATCGATTCAGCGGCGATTGAGTTGGAGCTTGATGTGCCGGAAGGACTGCTTTCTGTGCTGAATGCCGGCGATGGTGGCGGTGGAACACCGGCCTACATTAACCCGGCGCTGGGTGCTGAGGTTGGCACACTCACCCCACCAACGCTGGCTGGATTGGAGGCGATGGGGCTGTCGGCATACTCCAGCGAGGGCGCTGTTTCGGTTGAGGTGGGCTTGTCAGCGCCAAGCGACCCAGAAGAACAGCTGAATTACTCCGGCGGGCTTTTGTTGCTCAATGACACGTTGATGCCTGTGATCTTTTACGGCGTTCAGCAGATCGCACCTGGTGCATGGGCTTACCTGTTTGGGGGAGAGAGTGGGGACGCTTCTCTGCCACCTATCGGATCTGATATCCCCGTGTCGCTGGTGATCTGGGAGTGATGTTTTATCAATACGCGGGTGCTGCACACAAAGCTGAGCTGCGTGTAACGGTTGCAGGAGGTGTCTATGGGAATTGAATCGAGCCAGTCTTTCCTACAGGAGTTTGCTGGGGATGCTCTTGGTCGCGCGCAGTCGCTGGCAAACCGCATTGGTAGCTATGTGCCGGGTTCGACAAATGTTGATTTCAACTACCAGCCGACCAAACCGACTATTCAGCCACCGCCGTCGATTGGCGATTTGCTGGCAACGGATACCAGCGGCGCGGCGCGGGCGTTTCTCGATGCTGAAACAGACAAGTGGCTGGCCAAGTTCTTTCCGAACCTTCAAAGCGCCGTTGTCAGCCAGCCCGATGCATGGGTGGATGGGATTTTGTCTGGCTCAGAGCCTTTCGGGCTGCCCAACGACGTGCATGAGGGCGTGATTCACGCGGCACGTGACCGCGCCTATCGGACAGCTGACAGCGAGAAAGCCCAGATACGAGCAGGTTACTCGTTGCGCGGTTTTCATGCTCCGCCTGGGGCGGCCACCGCTGCGATGACCAATGCCGACATCCGAGCGAGTGACGCCATTGCAGAGGTGAACCGAACCCAGATGATCCGTGATGGTGAAATCAAGGTCGAGCTGGCGAAGTTTGCGGCGCAGCTGGCCGGCCAGCTCAGAACCAGCATGCTGCAGGCGCTGGCCAGCTTCTACAACCAGTGGTCTGACGTGCTCAAGCAGAACACCGACATTGCCAGGGCGAAGGCGCAGGCCTATGCCGCGCTCACCAGTGCGCTATCCAGTTATTACAACGTGGAGTTGGGTTTTGAAGAGCTCCGGTTGAGGGCGGCTTCTGGCAAAGCTGATGCCCAGGTGGCCTCCAGCAAGAATCGGCTGCAGGAAGGTGAGGTACGGTCAGGGCAGAACCGTGCTCTTGCTGCTGCGGCCGCAGCATTTGCGGATGCATCCAGTGCGGCTGCCAACGCCCAGAGCTCGCTGCAGGCAGAGCTGTACAGCGGGCCGCTGAGCTGAGACAGCCTGTAGGGTTGGATTGATAACGCGCAGGCGTTGACGATTGGGCATGAACACTGTGGAGAAGCCACCATGTACGGAATGAAGAAGCCAGCCAAGCCGACTCTGATCAAAGGCCCGGGCACCGGTACGTCGGATTCGATCCAGAAGGACATGCCCGATGGCAGCTATGTGATGCCGGCTGATAGCACTACAGCCTTGGGTTTTGGTCCAACTGCGCGCACTCAGAAAAAGCAGGCGCCGCAGGAGCTTCAACAAACCAAGGGGTTTGGCATGCGGCGGGTGAACGTGAGCAATGGCGAGATGGAGTTGCCGCCAGAGGCTGTACACCAGATTGGCGCTGCGGTGCTGGACCAAGTGCGTGATGCCACTCACCAGCCAACGGGCTACGGCTTTAAGCCGGAGTCTCAGCGCAAGCGGCCTGAGACTTTCTTTGCCGATGGTGGGCTGGTAGGTGAGGACGATGATAAGCCCAACAGCTTTGGCTTTAACGTGAACAATGACGCCAGCCGCAAGGCTATGCAGGGGTCGCAGGGCAGTCAAAGCCCCGGCCTTGGCGCTAAGCCTCTGGCCGGCTATGCCGCGAACGTGGAGCGTAACCGCGAGGCCCTGAACAATACTGCGGACAACGTGGGTGGCTTTTATAAGGGGGCGGCAGAAAAGGTGCTGGGCGCCGCGACGGTTGTGCCGCGCGGTGTGGCGGGGCTGGCCACCGGAAGCACTACGCTTGATAGCAGCTTACCGGACTATGGCGCGGGTGAACGGGAACGAGCTGCGCAGCGGTTTGTGCGCCAGAACCCGGAACAGGCCGAGGCTGCGAACCGGTTTGCTGAGGACACCAGTCGCCGGACGTTGACCCGTGGCTTGGCTCCCCGGCTGGGTTACCCGGGCATTCGCCGAGGTGACCCGGAACGAGTGGCTGCAACCGAGGCTGCAGCGGCAGAGCAGCAGGCGGCGCAGACTGATACCAGTACCGCAGGCCAGGCGAGTACCGAAGGCGGGCCAACGGCGCCGGCCAACCCTGAGGCGCGGGGCTGGGGTATGACCGGCGTGGCAGGCGTTGCCGGCCGGCGCAACGCGGATGGGGTGACGGAGTTCTCTGACCGCGGTGAAGCGCTTGAGTCGGCCCAGGGCTTTGGTTTCCGAGCTGGCCGCATGGGTGATGGGAACGGCGGCTTGTCTGTGGCAGGTGAGGGCGACGGTGCTCGAGCAATGGAGAGTAACCGCCGAGCGGTACAGGAAATGCGCCAGACCCGGCTTGAGAACAGCAACCCCAACTATCTGACTGTTGTGCGCAACTCGGGTGCCCGTGGCGTGCAAGGCTTGATCAACCGGCGCATGAATGAGCGTGACAGCGCCCAGGCTGCAGAGCGTAGCCAGCAGCACCAACGTGCTGTTGCAGAGGGCCAGCAGCGCTTGGATCAGGGCCGGCAGCAGCAGATTGCGAACCGGAATGCCGAGCGCGAGCAGGAGCGTCTGGCACTGCAGCAGCAGTGGGCTGAGGATGACCGGAAGGTGGCCACTGAAGACCGTGACAAGCTGCGCAGCCTACGCGATCAGATGATGGACACCCAAGCCTCTGTGCCTGAGCGCATGGAGGCTCGACGTCAGTACATGGCGCTGACAGTGGATGCGGGTGATCGATACCAGTCCGAGAGCGTGCAGTACGGCACTGATTCGGATGGCAAGCCGGTGCTTGGTAACCGGTTGGTCGACGTGACAACCGGTGAGTATGTCAGTGGTGAGCCGCCGGCTATCCCGTCCCTACCGCAAGGGATGACCAGGGAACAGGTGATTGCCGACGCGGAAAAGGCGATCAGCGAAGGTGCGCCCAGGGAAGCGGTCAACCAGCGGCTTGCTCAATTCGGCCTCTCGCCAATCTAGTTGGGGATTAGATCGTCAAACAGGCCAGAGCTTGGGTTGTACAGCTTGTTGCAGGCCCTTCTGATGTTCACGGCAGCGACCTCACTTAGGGTATCGCTGCCGTTTTTCACGGTGCACTCATCGCCCGATGGGTAGTGGGCAAGCAGACGACCGATACCCTGGGGCACGCTGTCTAGCCCGCCCGGGTGCTGGGTCGTGCAGGCACGTACTGCCGCTCTGGCTGCTGAATCGTTATTGATTGAGGCGAGCTGCTCAATCATGCAGGTTGCAGCGTTGTTGTCAGCATAATTGTCACAGGCCCGCTTGTTGATGACGAAGCTACCCATAGGCTGGGCGTCACCTGTTTCATACTCGTACTGCATCTGCAGGCCGTCGCGATAGTGCCCACTGGCCTGCAGGATGCCGCACACCTCTGGCAGCATGGCTGCTTTCAGATCGCGCATCTGGTCAGGGTAGCCTGATGCTGGGAATTGGTTTGCCGCTAGCACACCAAAGCGGTAGATGATGGTGTCGTCATCTGCGACAGCCGGAAATGTGTGGACGCCAGGCTGTGGTTGGCCGTACTGCTGCAGTTTGGCGTTGATATCCGCTACCTCTGCCACTACGAATTGCTCAACGGTCATTGATTGAGCGAGTGCTGCAGGGGCAAGGCTGGTAAGCAAAAGTAAGGTGGTCGCTTTCATTGGTGTCCGTTCCTGGCTGACTGCGGACAGCATGCCTTGGAGTGTGTCCCTCGGCAAGGCGCCCTCAGGGCGGGAGTACTATTTGAGGACTCCCGCCCTGACTGAATAATTTGGCTGGCTTATCTACCCAAACGGCCCAGGCTGCTCCACAATAGCTCTATGAAAAAGCCAAATGCCTACACATTGAGGATCATCGGTAGCTCGCCATCGAGCCTGCCGCTGTCTCGGCTTGCGCTTTATTTGGCAGAAATGTCCAAGCTCCTTGGGCATTCAGAAAAGGTGCATTTCGACAAGGTTGTTAAGGGCAGCGCTGCACTGCGTGTGTGGGTGGAGGAAGATGTAGCCCCAGCGGTTAAGGCGCGTACTCGACTGGCTATCGCTGGTGCGACCTCGGCGCCGAAAGAGGCTGTGGAGTCTCTGAGCCGAATCAATGAGCTGTTATCTCAAGACGGGAAGCGGGGGGAATTAAAAAACCCTGAGGGCACCGTTGTTATTCCTTTTCCTGGCGGTGCACGCAAGCCTCAAGAAGCCATCACGATGGATGATGAGACCAGCATCGTTGGTCAAGTGATAAAAATTGGCGGAAGAGACGACACCATTCCGTTGACGCTTACCGGCAGCGATGGCATCCACTACAACTGCACTGTCAAAGGCCGCGAGCTGGCCAAAGAGATCTCAGCATACTACCTAGGAGACCTCATTGAGGTTAGTGGGAAAGGCTATTGGTCTCGTCTCCCGGGCGGGAAATGGGTTCTGGACCGGCTGATAGTTCGTTCCTTCAGGGAGCTCGCTGACGACTGGGATGACGCGCTCACGCTTATGTCGCAGCTGTCGACGGACTGGGGTGGTGGTGGCGATGTTGAAGAAACTTGCGCCAAGATTCGCAGGGGGTGAGCTTGGTCGTCTGGGATACGAATGTTCTAGCGCTATATTTTGGGAAACGTCTCACCGCTGAAGATGAGCTTCGCGTTGAGGGACTCCTGCAGGACATGCGGAAAAGACGTGAGCCTATCGGTATACCGGCACCGGTGTTTGCCGAGTTTATGGCGGGTATCACCAGCACTGAGAAAGCCAACGCTGTTGCCTTGTTCAGCTCTACGGCCTTTCGTTTCCTGCCTTACGACAAAAAAGCAGCTATAGAGACTGCAATGCTTATCGGCCGCAAGGTTGCTGGTCGCCCTCGGCAGGCGGTGAAGGTTGATAGACAAATTATCGCGATCGCAAAGGCTAACGGCGCGAGAAGTATTCTGACTAACGATACTGATATGGCTGCAGATGCGCGGCATTTTGGAGTGACGGCCCAAAGCATCGATAAGCTTGAGATCCCCGATCAGCTCAAGCAGCACCGAATCGAGTTTAAAGAAGGCCAAGACCCAGCCGAGTGAGAGACGACATCATTGAAGATGGCGCTTCAAGGGCCAGGATGGGGTGGGAAGCACTGACGCACAATCCGCGCTTTTGGGGACTGGTCGTAGTCGGGTAACAGCCATAGGCTCGTTGGTCGCTTTACAGGTACAGGTCGTCGGATTCTGTATATACATATGCAACGAAGCATTGAATTTGCGCAACGTAGCGCATACTATCTGTATATACAAACCAAGGACGAATTGTACGCTGCATGATCATATCCGACCAAATTGCCACAAAGCTTAAGGATAAGCATGGCGTCACCCCTGCGGAGGTAGAGCAATGCTTTCTGAACCGTACGGGCAAATTTCTTATCGATACTAGAGAAGACCACGTAACAAACCCGCCAACTCAGTGGTTCGTCGCAGAGACGAATCGTGGCCGGAAACTAAAAGTGGCCTTTGTGTTCAAAGCTGGAAAGGTTTACCTAAAAACAGCTTATGATCCGAACCCCAAAGAGTTAGCGATATACAACGCACACGGCTGATGGCCTTGGGTGGACGCTAACAAGCGGCATGAATAATCGTGAGAGAGAAAAAATGAACACAGAAGCTTGGGAATCAGGCGAACTGGGGCAAGACGCGGATTCAGTAGCGGTTTCCCCTGTAGATGCGCAAGAAGTAGATGACGCGCTGGAGCTGCAGCTGATCTCAATTCGCCTTCAGAAAAAATTGATTCATGGCCTGAAAGCCATTGCGAATCATCATGGCATTGGCTATCAGCCAATGATCCGCGACCTGCTCAATCGTTTTGTGCAGTCCGAGCTCAAGATGATCTTGAGTCAGCGCCTGCGAGAAATTGAGGCAGACGAGCAGGATAACGAAACGGAAAGCACCGTTCCTGTGAATGAGTTTCTTCGTCGTCACGCTTGATCCTCGACGACAAGAAAAAGCCCGCCCAGAGCGGGCTTTTTTGTGCCTGCTTGCAATTGATTGCAAGGCCTTTGGGCGCTCCCCTTTGATGGGCTGCTGCCCATCCCCCTGTAGGGTTAGCCATTCCCATCGTTGAAAAACACACTCGCCAGACAGTTGATCTGGTGAGGTGGTTATGTCTGGTCTGTTCGATGATCTAAAAAGCAGTGCCCAGAGCGAGGCGCCCAAGCAAAAGGCCGCAGGGCCTTTTGACGATATCCCGAGAACAGACGTTGGATTGCTTGGCACCATCAAAGAAGGCGCGAAGAACAGCTTTCGCTCTGTGGGCGCTGCTGTCGACGCCTATCAGGGTGACACGGCGGAGCTTGTGGAAGCTGCAGATGATCAGCGCGCTGCACCACGTGATGCAAAGCTCACCAGCTTTTATGACGCCGTGGACAGCCGGGCCCAAGCTGCTGCTGATGAGTCTGGTGAAGAAGCTGGCCTGTGGGACAGCGTAAAGGCTGTTGGTGGCGCCATTGCTGATGAGCCGACTGGTGCCGGGCTGGCTGTCGCTGAGAATGCCCCCAATGCTGCTGTGACCCTGGGTGCCGGGTGGGCCGGCATGAAGCTTGGCGCTGCTGGTGGTGCGGCACTTGGATCGGTGATTCCTGTTCTGGGTACCGGTGTTGGTGCTGCTGTGGGTGGTGTGCTGGGTGGTCTTGCTGGTCTGTTCCTGGGTAACACTGCGCTGGAAACGGGTAGCCGGGCGCTGAGCGCAGGTGCTGACGGCGAGGTTACCCCGGAAGAGCTGGCGGCTGCCCGGAGTGAAGGCGCGGTGAAGGGTGGCGTCATCACTGCTGTTGATGCTGCGACGCTGGGTATCGGTGGCGTTGTCAGCAAGGCCATGGTGCGGCCGGCGCAGGCGGCAATGGAGTCTGCAACGCGCCGGGTGTTGATCGACAACGGTATCGATGTTGCCGATCAGGCAGCGGTGCTGGCTGCCCGCGAGGTGCCGGAGATCAGTTCCGCGGTTAAGGCTGCTCAAGAGTCTGCGCTTGAGTCGGTGAATACCCTTGGGCGCAAAGCGACTCAGGGCGGTGTGCTGCTGGCGCTGGAGAGCAGCGGCGAGGGCGTTGGTGAGTACCTGGGCGAAATGGCGGCAACGGGGCAGGGCGATGTTACCGATGCTGTGCTTGAGTCGTTCCTTGCGATGGTCCAGAGCGGTGCCGAGGCCGCTTGGACTGCTGGCCGGACTCGGGTTCGCCCAA